AATTTTAATAGTTATATTGAATCTAGCAATCAATTTGCCATAGGGTCCTTAAACTACTCTCCCCTGATGAGACATTATAATAATGGAATTAGGCCAAATTCAGGATACGGATTTGATATAAGTCCTAATTCAATTATAAATACAGTAGAGATGTTTTTTACTCCTAAAACAAATGGAGCCAATACTTTATTCTATGATCCAATAACTGGCACCAAGTATGCCTGGAATGGGTCTGGCGTGGTCTCTAAGGCCTCTATAAGCAAAGTTTATATCAATGGGGTAGATAAGACCTCACAGACCAATATAAGCAATTTCCTGGTCGCTGGAGAGCCTCACCACGTAGTTCTTGTATTTGATGGGGCTGTAAATGGACCCATTCAGTTTAATTATGAAAATACAGGCGGCCCAGATAATTTATACAACAACATATCGCTATATAATAGAGATCTTACTCAGTCAGACGTAACAACCCATTTTGATTTATATTGCGGAAGACCTGCTTCTACAATAATAGATCCAGTAATGAGCCTGACAGAATTGCCTGCTGAATACTATGACAATGACTGGGTTGTGGTTCAAAGCGTATAAATTTGTCACATTGAGTGACAAAAAGCTGGACTTAGACAGTAAATAATGGTAAAATAAAACTTATGGAAATGAATAACATACGTCGTCAAGTAATAGAAGAATCACCACTTGGGATATATGTGTGGGAAATGCCTGATGGCAGATGGATTGGAGATGACGATGGGAACTTTCTTTCAGTCACGGCCAAAAAAGGAAATAGATCCCTCATCGATGCTTTGGCTAGAGAAGTTCGCTCGTATGGCATATATGAAGGCGGGCCTAAGTTTCTTTCCGCTAGGCGCAAAATTAACGACGAAGAATTTGCAGAACAAAAACAAAGACTTGAATGGGGACTAGTTCCAGATCCATTTGATATTGGAAACTATAAAGACGAAATTAAAAAGTTAGGTAAATTGAAATGACAAAGTATGTAGAAGATGATGACTCTCAGGATATTGTAGTTTCAAACGTAGCGGACTGGATGAAGTTTAATACTCCAAGAGAAGAAACAACTACAGATTTATTTAAAGTAAGTGGAGAAGAGCTTACAAAGATTTCAGGGCTTAGCCCAGCATTTCGTCGCAAGATGAATAGAGACCTTCAAAAAAGATTCCAGGGTATTGATGGAACAGAAACTCAGCAGAACTTATTGCAGCAAGCAGTTACTGGCTATGCAATGTTTGATCTTGTTGAGCCCCCATACAACCTAGACTACCTATCAACTATTTACGAAATTTCTCCATACAACTATTCAGCAATTAATGCTAAGGTTTCAAATATTGTGGGTCTTGGACACGACTTTATTGAAACACGTAAGACGCAAGAAGCTTTTGATAATATTACAGATGATAAGTCATTAGAACGTGCCCGTCGTAAATTAAATCGTCTTCGCCAAGATCTTTATGACTGGCTAGAAGAATGTAATGAAGAAGAAACATTTACTGAAACTTTAATTAAGGCTTACACAGATGTTGAAGCAACAGGCAATGGCTACATTGAAATCGGAAGAACGTCAGCAGGTAAGATTGGATATATTGGACATATCCCAGCAAAGACAATGCGTGTGCGCCGCCTACGTGATGGCTTTATTCAATTGCTTTATGGCAAGGCAGTTTTCTTTCGCACATTTGGAGATCAAGAAACAGAGAATCCAATTGCAGGCGGGCTAGATAGACCGAATGAAATTATTCACCTAAAGAAGTATACGCCTACAAATAACTATTACGGTATCCCAGATATCGTAGCCTCATCAAATGCTATGGCAGGAAATGAGTTTGCTGGAAAGTATAACCTAGATTACTTTGAGAATAAAGCAGTTCCACGTTATATTATTACAGTAAAGGGAGCAAAGCTTTCTACAGAGTCTGAGCGTAAGCTACTTGAGTTTTTCCAGGTTGGGTTAAGAGGAAAGAATCACAGATCCCTTTATATTCCGCTTCCACCAGATTCCCCAGATTCTAAAACTGAATTTAAGATGGAGCCAATTGAGGCAGGAACTCAAGAGTCTTCATTTAACGTATATCGTAAATCAAATAGAGACGAAATCCTTCTATCCCACCGTGTGCCAATTAATAAAATTGGAACCCCAGAAGGAGTTAACTTGGCGGTGGCAAGAGATGCCGATAAGACATTTAGAGAGCAAGTATGCCGTCCAGCACAAATGAATTTAGAAAAGAAATTAAATAAGATCATTGAAGAAATGACAGATGCCCTTATTCTTAAATTTAATGAGCTTACCCTGACAGATGAAGACACTCAATCTAAAATCGATGAGCGTTATTTAAGAATGCAGGTAGTGACTCCTAATGAAATAAGAATTAGAATGGGCATGGTTCCACTTGAGGGTGGAGATAAAGTTGTTGAATTAAAGCCACAGGCACAGGCAGAGACCAGAGCACAGGCAGGCAAAACCAGAACTAGAGATTCTGAAAGGTCTGCAAATTCCCCCGATATTTCTGGAGAGGGAAGAAATGCTCAAGGAGATGGAAGACAAGTCGACTAACCCTGCTCAACCATTATTTGCCTTATATACGATAACGTTATAAAATTAAGCATATGAACATTGAAAAATCCTTATGGTCTTCCAATGGCGATCAGATAGTTTTATCGGTCCCATTTACAAAAGTCAACCGTGAAAAGCGTATTGTCTCGGGCTTTGCAACACTAGACAACGTTGATCAGACAGGTGACGTAGTTACCATGGAAGCAAGCATTAAAGCTTTTGAAAATTTCCGTGGAAACATTCGTGAGATGCACAGCTCAAACGCAGTAGGCAAAATGATTTCATTTAAGCCAGAAACATACTATGATGTAAAGTCACAAGAATTTTATAACGGAGTTTATGTAGATGCATATGTTTCAAAGGGCGCTCAGGATACCTGGGAAAAAGTTCTAGATGGAACACTAACAGGATTTTCAATCGGCGGAAAGATCATTGAATCAGACAACGAAGTTAACAAGTCAACTGGCAAGACTACAAGATTTATCAAAGATTACTCATTGATGGAGCTTTCAATTGTCGACTCTCCAGCAAACGAACTTTGCAACATCTTGTCTATATCTAAGATGAATGGCGAACTAATATTTAAGGGAATAGCAACTGAGGTCAAAGCAGAAAACATTTTTTATTGTGCAGACTCAGACTCAGTATTTATTTCAACAGAGGCATCATACGATTCCCCAGTTACAGGAAAGCCTGCAACACTAATTGGATGGGTAGAGTCAAATGATGTTAACAAAGCAAAAGAAATAAACAAGATTCTTGATTTACATAAAAAATCAAGATTGTCCACGCCTGAAACACAAATTGCAAAACAGGCAGACATAGAAGGAGGTAATGAAGTGTCAGAGAATACAGAAAACACAACAGTCGAAGAGACTGTAGTAGCAGAAGCACCAGTTGTTGCTGAAGAAGCACCAGCAGTTGAAGAAGCACCAGTAGAAGACGCTCCTGCCGAAACTCTAGAAAAAGCAGCCGATGTATCAGAAGTTATGGTTGATGAACCTGATTTTGCTAAAATGCTTGGCGACCTTAAGGGATTTTTCTCAGAGACATTGAATAAAGCTACAGAAGCAAATGCAGTACAGGTTTCAACAATTAAAGATACAGTTGAAGCGTTCAGCAAGAGCGTAGATAGCCGAATTTCAGAGTTGGCAGAACAACACACAGCACTCTCAACTGCTGTTGAAAATATCAAGAACACGATTGATGGTGTACAGAAGCGTGTCGATGCAGTAGAATCAGAGACTGCAATTAAGAAGTCCTCTGACCTTGGCGGGTCTCAGGAAGTAATGATCAAAAAATCAAAGTGGAACGGTTCTTTCCTTGGTTCCGTGAACGAAATTTTTAACTAAAATAAAGGTAGGTGAAAATATAAAATGAGTAATGAAAACTTAGAAAAAGCTATCGCTGCAGGTACAACTGCAACAGGTACTTTTGCAGGAGTTACAGGTGTCGGCGGTCAGCATAAAGCTGGCGAGTCAGGCAATGCTGGTCTCCTAAACGCAGAACAATCAGCTCGCTTCCTGGACTACATGTTCGACGCTACCGTAATTGGTAAGGTCGCCCGTACAGTTCGTATGAAGGCAGACACATCTGAGATTGATCGTATGTCCGTTGGTGAGAAGCTTATGAAGCTTGCAACCGAAGGTGACAATACAGCCGTAAATGGCGCAGTAACTTTCTCAAAAATCTCTTTGACAACAAAGAAACTCCGCATGGATTGGGAGCTTTCAACAGAGTCTCTAGAAGATAACATTGAAGGTGCAGATCTTGAAGATCATATTGCACGTTTGATGGCAACACAGGCAGGTAATGACATTGAAGATGTAATCCTCAATGGAGATACTGCACTAACAGGCGATGCCCTATACAAGTCATTTGATGGCGTTGTAAAGAAGGCAAAGGCTAATGCACACGTAGTAGATGCTCTTGGAGCAGGCGTAAGCCGTGAGTTGTTTAACAAGGCACTCAAGGCAATGCCACGTAAGTACAAGCAACGTCGTGCAGACCTTCGCTTCCTAGCAGGATCAAACCTGATTCAGGATTTCCTATATGCTAACAGCATTGGAACAAACCAAACAATTCCACAAGATATCGCATCAAGCGTAATCCGTGGTGGAACTGCACCTCTAGGTGGACCAGCAGGATATGTGGCACCATTCGCATTCGGTATTCCGATTGTTGAAGTACCACTTCTTAATGAGACACAGACAGGTTCATACACATCTCCATCAGGAGTACACGGCGACGTCCACTTGACATTCCCAAATAACGTAGTTATTGGTATCAAGCGTGATGTAACAGTTTACCGCTTCTTCGAGCCACGTAAGGACTCAATCGAGTACACATTGTATACTCGTGTTGGCGTTCAAATCGAGCAGGCAGACGCCTGGGTAGTTGTTCGCAACGTTAAGGTTGCTTCCTAATTAATTAGGATTTAACCAGCTGGAAAGGCCCCTAATTAATTTTAGGGGCTTTTCATTTTAATTTAACAATGCTATAATTGCTTTAAGTAGAAATAGGAGATTTACATGTCATTTGAGACATTGAAGATATCAGAGCTAAAAAAGATTGCAGAAGACTTTGCAGTCGATGCCGACGGCCTAAAGACTAAAGCCGACATTGTTGCCGCTCTTGCAGAAGAGGGCGTTACATGGTCTGTATATAACAGCACTATTAAAAAGATAGAAGAAGAGTCAGAAGATATGTCAGTAGAAATATTGCCAAAGTTTGATCCAAAAGCAGCACAGCCAGAAAACACAGTATTAGTAAGAATGACAAGAGAGAATTTTAGATTTGATATTATGGGAGTCACCTTTACAAAAGAACACCCATTCGTAGCAGTATCTGAAGATGTAGCACAAGAAATTTTTGATAAGGAGGAGGGCTTTAGATTAGCGTCTCCTAGAGAAGTACAGGAGTACTACAGTTAATCTAAGCCTATAAAATGGCAGAGATATTAATTAATTCACAATCACCGATTGTCCATCAGATCTTTTGGAATGGTGACATTGCAGTTGCTGACGCCTTACCTATTGTAAAAATATATGACGTAACGCTAGATGCAAGAGTTAGCCCTGCCGTACTCCCAACAACCGTACTTGCAACAATAACCTCTACACTAGACGAAAATAATCCTGGAACGTATGTGGTTAACGTGCCCTATGCTCTTACAAATAGAAACAAAACATTAAAGGTAAATTGGGAATACTCCGTAGGAGGGGTAGCGGTAGTAAGATCAGATGAAGTACAGGTAGTAACTCCATACATAGACTTCAACTATATTCAAGATCTTGGATATAGCACAGATTCTTCAGACCCGTCATACAAGTCTTACAAAGAATTAATTAGAGCAGAAAGATATGCTCGTAAACAAATAGAAGAATATACGGGTCAAAAGTTTTATCTCTATGACGAGACCTTGACGGTATATGGGTATGAGTATGATACTCTTCCATTGCCAGCTAAAATTTATCAACTTCACACATTGTCTGTAAACGACATACTTCTCAGAGACAATATTAATAATATTGATAACTGGAACTTCCCAGTTCAAATTTCTGAGAGCGGATATTCAATTAGAATCAATAGAGCAGGAATGGTAGACAATACCGTATATACTGCTAACGGAATGGTTCCTCCAAGTATTCACGATTATTCAGGAGTGTTTCACTCTGGAGTTCCTTACAAAGTATTTGCAAGATTTGGCTGGGAGAAAGTTCCTGAGAACGTAGAATTAGCAACAGCTGAATTGATGAAAGATTATTTTTCTAAGGATACTATCTGGCGCAACAAGTACGTAAAGTCTATATCTACATTCGATTGGGATTTTGAGTACACTGGAGATGCCTACACTGGCACAGGAAACGCCCTAGCAGATAATCTTTTAGCCGACTATGTCTTAACAATTAAAGCAGAGATTATATAATGAGTAGCATCGTAGACTCTGTCTTGTCTATGAATTTAGATGTTTATAGACAGTTTGAAACTCAGGATCCAGATACTGGAGCAATCGTAAAAGAGTGGAATTACTATAAAACAATTGCATGCCACGCAAAGGGTGTAATTAGCAACTCTGCAACTACTAGATCTAGCGATAAACAAATTTTTTCAAATAAGTATTTAAATGATCAGGTTATTCAGGTAAGAACTTCTGAAAAATTAACGATCAGAGAAAAGGTAACTAACGTAAGAGACGTCGAGGGTAATACAATTTGGAATGAAATTAATTATCCAAACGAGACCCCGACAGTATTTGAAGTAATGGGAACAACACCGATTACAGATCCATTTGGAAGAGTGATTGCTTATAACTCATCCCTAAAGAGATCGGAGAATCAGCAAATTGGACAATAGCGGAATGCTGATTCAAGCAGCAAGCGGACTTGAAAGAATGATGTACTCTAATCAAAACGGACCATTAAAAGATAGTACAGTAGCTCAAATATCAGCATACGTATATTATGAGGCAGCAGTTATATCTAAGCTAACCACCAATAGAGCATTTCAAAATTCATTTGGCAAGCTAATGTTTGATCAGATAAATCTGGACTTCGGTAACTATATAGATGCATTGGCTAGAAGTAAACCTAAGTCATTGCACCACGTTTACGAATGGAAGAAGACGGGCAACAAGTCAGCCAGACTATTTAAATTAAACAAGGGTGTACAAGTAGGATTATCATTTAGCATTAACTATCAGTTTTTGCCATCCAGAACAATAGTCCCATCATCCAATGGTAAAAGAAGACATATGTTTATTGACAAGGCTTCAGTCATGGAAAGAGGAGAGCCCTTGGTAATTAGGCCAAAGAACGCAGAGCGACTTGTTTTTGAGATAGATGGCGAAACGGTATTTATGCCAAAAGGAGCTTCGGTTACAGTTAAAAGACCTGGAGGCTCAGCGGCACGTAATCAATTTACACTGGCTCATTCAAGATTTTTTAGTGGCAATTTAATAAATGATTCAATCAAAAGATCTGGCTTTCAAAGACTGTTCAACTCAAGCATAACAAAAGCACTAGGTGTACCATCAAACATTAAAAGAGTTCAGTATTCATTTTCAGCAAATACTATTAGATCTCAGGCTGACTCAGCCTTGACCCTAGCATTTGGAGGTGCAATGTGACGGCTAACTACAAGTTGGATGCAATGCTAGAATTAAGAAAGTATCTATGGGAAGAGTTATCTAGCAGAGATATATTTGACGCAGATGATTATTGGAGCGATAACCTAAACGAGAATATTGTCCCAATTATTCCAGTTCAACAGGCTCCAGAATTAAATCAATTTATGAGCGGAAAGAAGCATATCGTCTATGACAAGATCGGGATGTCCTACGATGACAACTGGCTAATATGCTGTGAGCAGATTTTGTTTACCGTATATTCAACTGCGGTAGCGGAGATAAATGAGATTAGAAATTACATGACAGATGAGTTTAGAAGAATGGACGAGTCGGCTAGAGATATAAACAGATGGGCAGGACTTTCAGATAAGTTTAAATTCCATAGCGTACATATAGCCGACATATCCCCAACGGCGCCATCTGAAGAGCTTCAGGGATTCTTTTCTTCTGAGATTATCCTAGAGATAAAGTACTCAAGAGACACAGATACCAATGGGGCTTCAAGCACACTGGGCAGATTCCTCTAAGGTTTGCGTTTTTACCCATACTAATATAAACTTGGCTTAAGAGGAAAGAAGCCTAGCCAGCTTGAATTTAAGATTTAAATATATATATATTGAAATATAGGAGGAAAAAAAACTATGGCACAATCCGTAGGTAATGCTAGAAATATTCTAGTCGGTGCGTCACCACTGTTCTTGTCAACTATTGACGTTAACGACGCTGATTACATCGAAAACGCAGAAGCAGGCGTTGCTATTCCAGCAGGCGTTAAGACTGTTGGTGTACCAGCATTTGCAACAGGCGTATCATACGCTAACACATTGAATGCTGTTAACCAGACAGCAGGACTATTTGGATACCGCAACGTTGGTTTTACTAACAATGGTCTTCAAATTACATACAACCCAACATTCGACTCAGTAACTGTAGATCAGTTGCTCGATACAGCTAAGCTGTTCAAGTCTGCGATGGAAGTTATGATTGCAACAGAAATGTCAGAAGGTACTCTTGAGAACATTGCAACAGTATTCGGACAACCAGCATCAACTTTAACAACATCAGGAACTGGAACATCAAAGCAAGACGTACTCGGACTTGAGGCAGGTGCACTTGGTGCCGCCCCAACAGAGCGTCAGCTAATCGCAGTTGGACTAGCTCCAACAGCAAATTCAACAGCATCAGAGCGTGTATACTATGCTCGTAGAGTATTGTCTGTACAACAGTCACAATTCTCACTTGCTCGTACAACACCAACAACATTCCCAGTAACTTTCCGTTTACTCCCAGATGCTAGCTACGCTGGCTCAGAGTACGGCAAGATTATTGACCGTGTTCTAGTAGCGTAATAAATTTAATTTATTAACTATACACCAAAGGCCCCTAAGAAATTAGGGGCTTTTGTGGTTGTATTAGGATATTTCTTTTAGTATAATGTTTATGAGTAGATCCTAGGAGGACCTAAATTGGCAACAACAGTATATAGCGTAGAAGAGGTACAGCTTCAAAACGGTCAGACCGTAAAGCTAAAGCCACTATCAATAGCAGAGCTTCGTAAGTTTATGCTAGCAGTTAAGAGAACAGCAGAATCAGAAACAGAAGATGAGACCCTAAACATCTTGATTGATGCATGTGCAATTGCAATAGAAAGACAACTTCCAGAACTAGTAGCAGATAGAGAAGCATTTGAGAACGCCTTAGATGTTCCAACTATGAATCGCATCCTAGAAGTTTGCGGAGGGATTAAGCTTGACGACCCAAACCTACTAGCGGCAGCGGTTCTGGCTGGTCAGAACTAGACTTAGCCGCTTTAGAAGGGGAAGTTTTTTTACTAGGACATTGGAAGAATTACCAGGAACTAGAAGAAAATCTTTCAATGCCAGAACTTGTAAATACTTTAAAGGCTTTAAAGAAAAAGGATTACGACAGTAAAAAGTTTCAGGCTTCTTTAGCTGGAGTAGATATAGGCGAATACGAAGAAGAAAAGAAAACTTCTAGTTTCGACGAGATACAGTTGAGAGCTGCAGGCATAACTGCTAGCGCAGACGATGTTGTATCACTTCAAGGAAGATTCGCAGCAGATGCTGGTTTCGGAATTGGAGCAGGACTAGGATACGTTAAGGAGTAATCTGAATACAAATGGCTGACGAAACAATCAGTACCAAGATAGTCGCTAATGCCGACTTTTCAGGTCTTATCGCCGATGTGCATAAGGTTACAGCCAGCCTATCAAAACTTCAGGAAAAATTAGCTAGCTCTAATAAGATGATGGCAAATCAAATTGCCGTCATGAACAGATCATTTTCTGACACACTAAGAAGCACTGGTCAGTTCTCTACACACTTTGTAAGTTTAACTTCAGATGTAGAAAAGTTTGGAAGAAATCTAGATGGCGGAAAGTTAAAGTTAAATCAATACTTTAATGCTTTTAGAGATCAGACTAAAACATCTGGTGGTCTTATTAGAGATCTAGCAAAACAACAGGTAGCATTACAAAACGCAGTTCTTCAGCCACTTGGAAGAAATGCACAAGGTCTTATGCAGTTCAATGTTCAAGTTCCAAGAGGACTTGATACAGTAAAGAACGCTGCAGCATTAGCAAGAACAGAACTTCAAATTATGAATAAGGTTGTCCAGGATGGTGCTGGTCAAATTATTAACTTCGGTAAAAATACTCAGTGGACAGGTCGTCAGTTAACAGTAGGACTTACCGTACCTCTAGTAGCATTTGGCAACGCCGCTGCAAAAGCGTTTAGAGAAGCAGATCAAGAATTAGTAAGATTAACAAAGGTTTATGGTGATGTTGCAGGAACTTCTGCAGTAGAGTTAGGCAAAGTAAGAGATGATGTTGTTCAAACAGCAAAGGAAATTTCACAGGCTATGGGAGTTTCCTTTAAAGAAACCATTGGGCTAGCGGCAGATATTGCAGCAACTGGAAAAACTGGAGACGAGCTTTTAGGCTCAGTTAAAGAAACAACAAGACTTGCTGTGCTTGGAGAAGTAGATCGTCAAGAAGCCATGAAGGCAACACTAGCTATTCAGTCTGCATTTAAATCTAATACAGATGAATTAGCAGACTCAATTAACTTTCTTAACGCAGTTGAAAACCAGACATCAACAACTCTTAACGATTTAGTAGAAGCAATTCCTAAAGCTGGACCCGTTGTTAAAGGACTTGGTGGAGACGTAAAAGATTTAGCTTTATATTTAACGGCTATGCGAGAAGGCGGAATTAATGCATCAGAAGGTGCAAATGCTTTAAAGTCTGCTTTAGCATCTTTAATTAACCCAACAGATGTAGCTGTTAAAAAGTTTCAGGGGCTAGGCATCGATTTGCTGGGCATAGTAAATAATAATGCTGGAAACCTAACTGGAACTTTGATGGCATTGCAGGGAGCTTTAGATTCTTTAGATCCGTTACAGAAACAACAGGCAATTGAGCAATTGTTTGGTAAGTTTCAGTTTTCAAGACTTAACGCTCTTTTTGAAAACCTAGGAAAACAAGGAAGCCAAACTTTAAAAGTTTTAGATTTAATGAATGAGTCTACTGCAGGATTAGCTCAGGTGGCTGATCGAGAATTAACAGCAGTAACAGAGTCAGCATCTGGTAAATATAGAAGAGCTCTAGAAGGGCTAAAGGCTTCTTTAGCCGAAGTAGGAGAACAATTTTTACAAATTAATACTGTTTTAATTACAGTAATAGATAAGATAGTTCAGTTTGCTATGAACTTGCCTGGTCCAGTTAAGCAGATACTAGCACTACTTGGTGGAGTTACAGCAATAGCTGGCCCACTTATTATGTTAACTGGTCTTCTTGCAAACTTCTTTGGTAACATGGCAAAGGGTGTATTCCACATAAAGGCTTTCTTAAAGGGTGGAGAAGGATTTAAATACCTAACACCAGAAATGCTAGCAGCAGAAAAAGCTGGAAAGCTAGTAGAACAATCTTTTTATAGCGATGCAAAAGCAGCAGCAGTATTACAGCAAGCCCTAAGAAACCTATTAGATGAATTTTCTCTACTAGAAGCAAAGGCAAAGTCTGGCTCAATAGCTGTAAATCCAGCAGTCAGCACGATGGCTGGAAATCTTGTTATGGCAAGCGGAAGAGTTGTTAACCCAGCACATCCTCTAGTTGGCGCAATGGGATCTCGTGCAAGCACTCACATGGTTCCTAGATCTGGAATGACAGAGACTGAAAGACTTCAGCAAACAATATTTGGAATGGTTCCAGGATCAATCCCAGTAAATCAAAAAATTGGTCAAAACCCTCAAATATATATGAATGATAATTTGCCAGATGTTCCTGGACTTACTAAAATAGGTGGAACATCAACTGGAATTGTTGCAGGCGAAGCTGCAAAGCACCACGCAATGATGGCGACACTTGCAATGCAATCTAAAGCAGAAATAGACGAGCTTAAGAAACAAATGGTTGCAACTGGATTATTAAGCAAAGACTTTATGAATCAATTTGATGACATATTGCCAATTGTTTCAAAGCTAACAGATAACGCTGCAAGAGAGTCTGCGTTAATTGTTTCTGAATTACGTGCAGGTAAACTAAACGTTGAGCAAGCTAGAGCAAAAATTATAGCATTAAACTTAGAAACAGAAAGAATGATTTCTTCATCCATGCAGGCTCATGCAACTTCAATGGGAAGAACTATAAACCCAACAATGGTTCCTACATTAAACCAGCCTGTAGTAGATGCTGCTGGCAAATCTAATATGAGAGAGCTATTCAAAAAAGGAAAGACTAGAGACTTTATTAATAAAGTAGCTGGAGCCCTAGGAGTGAGAACTTCAGGAGCAGGATATAATATTGAAACAACAGTTCCAAAAAGATTAAATAGAGGAAACATTGTTCCAGGAACTGGCAATACAGATACAGTTCCAGCAATGCTTACCCCAGGAGAATTTGTTGTAAATAAAGAAGCAACCGCAGAGAATCTTCCTTTATTGCATGCAATCAATCAAGGAAACTTTGGAGGATCGGTATCTTCTGAAACTAGAAACTATGGTCCTATAAATCCAGCTCTTATGGCAAGTGTTGGAAAGATGTTTTCTAGAACTGGAAGTTTTGCTAGAAGATGGTTCTGGGATACAAGCACAGGATCAAGCCTTGCTGGACAAAGAAGTTCTTTAATTAGATCTATTTCTAAAAGACCTATTTTAAATAGAAATGGAGTTCCTTACACAGAAGCAGAATTAAGAAAAGCGCCAAAAGAAGAAATACAATCCTTATGGGCTAATTATGATAGAGGTCACGTAGCCCCACACAGATCAATCAGCGGAAGCGACAGCTACTTTGCGCCAGGAATACTCATGCCTATGTTTAGGGGCTCTAATAGATCTATGATTAGCGGTGGAGATCCTGTAGCAATTGCAAAAAGTTTAGAAACCCAATCAATTCATCCAACAGTATTTTTAGATGAAGCGGCAGAAGCATTTGGATATACGGCTGGTGCAAGAACAGATGCTGCTTATAATGCACTTGTAAAAGCTTTATATGGCAGAGGTAATAAAAAGTTTGATCCAAAGTCTGGGGACTCCTTTGAAAAATTTGCATTTGACACAATTTCTCCATTTTTAAAAAATATTAAAAACGGTAGTGGCGCAAATCTTCTAGATGATCTTTCAAGAATTGGAACATTAAGAGGAACTCAATCTAATAGATCTTCTACTGGATCTGGAATAGGTTCTATAGGACCGTATGCAATTGCAGATGATTACTTTAATCTTAAAATGAATTCTGGTGGAATGGTTCCAGGTTACAACGCAGGCGGAGTTATAGGAAATGTATTAAAGAGCACTGCATTTAAAAATCTAGGCGCAAGATTTGGTAAAATTGGAGATAGCTGGGGAGCTACCTCATTGTCTATTGGAATGGGCAAAAAGCTATTCGGAAGCGCTGGACTTACTCCTAAAGCACAAAACTTAATGTATGGAAAGCTTATTGAAAATCTTGAAAGAGAAAGACCATATGGTTATGTAAAAGATGCTCAAGGGCATCTTAAAAATGCTTTAGAGCCACACGTTGTAGATACACTTCTTAAATCAGCCGCAGGAGATGTTCTTAGCTCAGGAGGCAAAAGTTTAAGTAAAATTGACAGAGAAATATTGCGAACTAAATTTGCAAATTGGGATTCAAAGTCATGGACACCTTCAACTAGTAAAGTAAGAAAGCAAATGTTTGGAATGAACAAGGGCGGAATGGTGCCAGGAGTTCAATACCTTAATAATGGTGGAATGGTACAAGGCATTCAATATTTAGAAGATGGAGGAGAAGTTGCTCCACGTAGAGGTGGAATGATAAGAGGGCTAATTGCTGGATCAGCAGTCGGTCTAGGCGGACAGATGCTTGGATCAAAGGTTGGGGGACCAATTGGAACTGCTATACAAATAGCATCTATGATTGCAAGCATGGGAATGGGCTTTGGTGCTGGTGGAGGCGCTAAGGGCGGCGGCATGGTATCCAGACAAATGGATAAAATTCCTACACAATTAAAACAACCAATAGGTCCATTAAATGGATTGGCACAAGCAGCGGCAAAAACTGGAGGAAGCCTTTCAGGAATACTAAGAGTGTTTGGTCCGATTCTTAAGGGATTCTCAACACTACTTAAGTTAACTAGTCCTTTAGGATTAGCATTTACTGGACTTACCACAGCCGTAGGCTTATTTGTTAAGATAAAAAGAGAACAAGCAAAGGCTTTGGAAACAGGAAGACTTGCATACGGAATGGATGCAGAAGCTGCTGAAAAAGCAGGCTTTAAATATACTGACTATAACGCTAAAATAAAAACAGCCATTGAAGATGCAAAAGCATTAAAAGAAAAAAATATAATGGTTTACGAAAGCATGACAAGAGCTAACGTTCCAATGACTATGACAATTGAGCAATACAAAAAGCTTAAGGAACAAGTAAAGTCGACAATGGGAAGCTATATAGATCTATTTAGCCAAACAGATAGAAAAGATGTTGGCACAGTAGCTATTCAATTAAAGGCACAGTTTATGGCAGCAGGAGATTCTGCAGAAACTGCTACAGCTAAAATATTTACAATGATTAAGCAGTCTGAAAATGCTAACATGGCTGCACAGGCAATTAGCACTAATGCTTTCCAAAGCATTCAAAATATGGAGCAGGCTTCGGCACAGACAGTAAAAACTTTTGAGGCTGCAATGAAAACTGGAGATGCTGAATCGCAAGCCAGAGCATTGCACAGTGTATTCCAAGCAATGGATGCGAGCCTACAATCAACTGTCGATGAGCAAAAGAAATTGGGAGATACTGGAGAAGATACTGCAAATAGAGTTGCTTCAGCGGTTGAAAATAAGCTAAATAAAATAAACCAGCTATTTGGAACTCAGGCAAATCTATCTAAGGGTGTTATTGACGAAATAGGGAAAACAGACCCACTTTTGGCTGAAATGCTAAACGACACAGATACACTAAATAGTGCATGGGCTAAGTACAGATTAACTATTAGCGGAGTTGCTATGAATTTCCAATTTATGAGTGGCGAAGCAGCAATTGCCGCAAATCAATTAAATGAAATAGTAAAGGCCCAAGTTCAGCTTAACCCTGCTGTTGTAGCTGCAAACAAAACATATAAGGGCATGACTGATGAGATTGCAAGACTTGAAAAAGCCCAAAAGGGCCAGTCTGTAAAAGCTCAATATAATGCTAAAGAAGAAACCGAGAGACTACAAAAACAAATTGCAGCAATTAAAAAAGCTGCCCAAGATAAAATTGAAGGAATTCGCAAAGCAACTGATGCAGAAAATACTCAGTTAGAAATTCAGAAGGCTCAGCTAAGAGCTCAACAGCAATTAATCCAAGGCAATATGTCTGCATATGCTGAAGAGCAAATGACTATTGAGCAGTTAATGAATGAGTCTAATCGTAAAGATGCAGAAGAAGCAATTCTTGCTAAAGCAGACATTGATATTAAGCCTCTTCAGGATAAGCTAGATGCTATGGCAGACAAGCAAGAGGCCATGGCCAAGAAGGCGGCTCTTGCGGGGGAAAGCCTAACTGGACTAAGATCTAAGGCTGATACATATAATTCTGGATTAACAGAGTACACAACTAATCTTAATAACCTAATGCTAAAGCTCCAAATAGAAGGAGACAAGTTTAAGATGACTGATGAGTTCAAGACAACCATGACTGCTCTTGAAAAGTTAGGAACATCTTTAGGCATAAAGACCACACCTCAACAGGTATTAGATCAGATCGGTGCGGCACTTGCTAAAAATCAAATTATAGCGCAACAGGTTAATATCTTAACTGGTAAAATTAGAGATGGAAGCATAACTGGAGCTGGAACATTTAAAGACCCATTTAGCTTAGGTGCACAAGGCATTGGAACCAAGGGAGATATTCAGGGTGCAAGCCTTAAGAATTATGGAAACGTATTAAAAGACTTTGGTGAAATGGGAATTAGCCAGAAGCTTAAGAACTTTGCTTACAAGCAAGGCTTAGTAATGGGAGATTATTTTTCAGCAGAAGACGAAAAGGGACTTGTTTCTGTGTTTAAGGTAAAAGATGAAGACGGAAATATTGAAAGAGTAAAAAATCCTTATGTAAAGAAATGGGGCGGCGGACCAGTAGTTAAAGGACAAACATATGCTACAAATGATAAGCTTAATGCTCTAGGATATCAGCAAGAAGGCTTTATACCGTTTACTCCACAAGTAAGTGGAACTATTTATCCAAATATTGCCACTATGCCGAGATACGATATTGGATCTGGAACTAAAATGACTGGGGTTAATATTAGCAATAGTCCAAGCAGCAACAATATTTATAATATTGATATAGCGTTAAATGGTACAACTGTTACTGCAGAGGATGTAATGCGTAGCTTTAAGAGAGAGCTTGCGTTAGTCAATGCAAAAGAAGGAATTGACAGAAGATTTGGAGGAAGCCACTAATGCCTATGATTTTACCTAGAGGTTCGGTTTTGAGTATAGAAGCAAAAGATCTTCTAGCAACTCCAGAAGGAACTACTAAAATTTGGAATAAGATTACTGAGCACAACAGATCAGATATTGGCATATCTATAGAAAGAATTGAAAAAGCTGTAAGAACCTCTAACGGAACGTTAAGAAAGAACCATGTTGCAGACAAAAGAAGGTTCTCTCTATCCTGGACAATGCTTCCATCTTATCGCACATTAACAGTTGATGGTGCATGGGGAGCAGAAGATTTAAGATCATTCTATCTAAGCGACGACGGTAAAAAAGAATTTAATATAAGACTTAACCTGGCAAAGGGTGGGGCAGACACATCTTCTTCAGGTGCTCTGTATACGCCAAACATGGCAAAGACATCATCAGAGCTTTATACTGTGGTATTTGGAGGCTGTAATTTTTCAGTTGTAAAACGTGGTCTACAGCCACACTGGAATATTTCTATTGAACTGGAAGAGGTATAATGATTTCGTCTCCTGCAGTTAAAACATTACTAGAAGAAAATACTACAATTCAAACTAACATTGGTTGCACCATCGAATATAATATGAATTCAATGGTAGACAACATTTCCGTTGTTGGAACAGATTACGTTAGAGCAGATGGAGCTAAGCCGTATCAAAAGCTATTTCCATCATCTTCTGTTGTTAAGGCATTTAGACCGCTTGGTGCTGGAATCAAGTACGGAATCTTTGGAGACGTAGCTCTTAATACATGGAAAGATCCTAAAAAAGTAGAGTACCCTTTAAACTTTAGAACATATTACCCTGGACTAGATACATACTATAAGTATTGGGTATCTCAAAAAGGCACTGGGGCAGATATAACAATTACTTATCCACAGGCGGTTTTAACTAATAAGATAGTTGTTAGATTTGAAATATCTCATTCTATTCCTGCAACATGGTCTGTGTATAAACAGGGCAACAGTCTTCTTGCAGAAGGAACAAGCGCTGCAATAAAACTTTTTACAACTAGTGGAGCAAAAAACTATGATGCTGGAACACTAACTCTTTACTATAACGGCACATCCTGGGTAACCACAGAGCCTGCAACAATTGCAGCACCAGTATCAATAACAGTTTTAAAGCTAGTAACGGCAGGCGTTACTAATGCCCACGTTGGAGTTATTGAAGTTTCTCCTAGATGGGTAGCCGATATAACAGATCACATTGTTGGATTTAGTACAAGTCAAGAGTCTTCTACTAGTGCAGATGATATTCTTCCAGTTGGAAAAGTTTCTGCAAATTCATTATCTTTGGATCTGGTTTCATATGAAGCAGCTAGAAAAATTATTACTTATGATAAGGGTACCGCCTTTAGTGCTTCTAACCTATACATGTATAAGTCCGCAGAATTAAAGCCATACATAAAAGTATATTATTCAGCAGCACCATATACTGATTCAAAAGGAACTTATGAGAAGGTAAAGCAAGGAACATATTATATTGACAATTGGAGCACCTCAGAGTTCGGAGACATTTCTTTAGACGCACTAGATGGTGCAAAGTTTCTTCAAGATATATCCTGCCCTGGAATGGTTTCTAAAGATTCTACTGCGGTAGGAATTATTAGAAGGCTTTTAGATAACGTTGGATTTACAAACTATAATATAAATTACAAAACAGATTCTGCTGGAAAGATAACAGACACATCTATCCTTAGCCCGTTCTATTGGTGGACAGATGACGGAGAAACCGTATGGAATGCTATTCAGGAATTATGTAGAGATTCTCAAATGGTAGCCACATTTGACGAAAATAATGTTTTGCAATTTTACACAAGAGACTATTTGTTTTCTAGAACAGATGCTCATTGGAATTTTAAATACTCAAAGGAAGGCAACACACTTCCTAATATTATTTCTTTTGAAAAGAAAGATTTGCCAGCAGTTAATCAGGTAAAGGTTTTATGGAGCCCAGTAACATCTAGTCAGCTTATCGGAGATGGACAGCCGCTATGGAAGTCTGGATCTGCATACTTGGGCGCATATTCTTTATCAACAGATATTCCCGCTAGCACAAGCGGAGGCGGGGCTGGAACAGAAATTAGCCTAGTCCCTATAACAGTTAATCAAGACCTTAAGCAGATTATATATAACTTTGCTGGATACCTAGTTATAGATTCTGAAATCATAGAGTATGATGCAATTGAATATCAATATATAAATACTACACTAGGCATAACAAAGGTATGGATAACTCAAGTATCTGATCTACAAAAAATAGCTAATGATATTACCACTACCCTTTCAGCAAATAAAGCAATTGGGCAAACTGGAAAGATTAGGATCAAGACCAGAGGAGCATTTGGAACCAGCGCCGTAGCTCATGCAAAAACTGGATCAGTTACTGGGTGGACTGGATTTGATAATACATTTAGAACTAGTTCTGAAAATACGCAAGGGTCAAGCACTCCTTCAACTATTTCTCAGATTACTGCAACCATTCCAGACATAAATGTTACTCCTCCAGAATCAGAAGAAGCAGAAGTTTCTCCAGTTAAATTAATTCAAAAATCTTTATTCCAGATAACATCTAGCGGGTCGGCTGACAAACAAAATAAATATTCTGTTTCTGTAAAAGATATGGAGATAGCAGATACTGGAAACTTCTATAATTTTGGAACAGGTTTATTTTTTAAAGGGGCTAAAAACGATACAAAGGGATCTGGCGGTATAGGATTTTTTACAAGCTCAAACGGACTTGATGGATATTATGTT